ATCGCCAATAGCGTCTTTTTATCGACAAGCGGTAATGCTCTAATGTTATCAATCATAATATCTCCAATAAATTTACTAATAGCGCCTCATGGAGAAGCGCTACTATAAATTCACTATTAAGCGAAAGTGGTCACGGTACAAGCGGACGGTTTGCGGTTCGCTTTAATCGCTTTAGCGCCGGCAGGGTTGCGGAGCGCTGCTAATTTTGCTTCTAGTTTAGCGATGCGCTCTGCTTTCTTAGCAAACCGCTCAGCGGCGGAATTCTGCTTACGCTCGAAATTCTGCTGGCGCAAGGTGGTAACATCTTCTTTAATCATTTCCTTTAAGGTTTTGACTAAAGAGCGCTTTTGAGCAACGGGGAGGTTCTGGATGGTGTCAATATATGAAATCATGGTAATTCCTTTCTTTTCTGAGTTAATGAAACCATTATACAGGTTTGGCGGTATTTGTCAACCGTTATTTGCCGCTTCGGTATGCTATTGATTTTATTGAGGATAATACTCTAGCGGATTGGTCAAGTATTATTGGCGGTGGGCGCCGTGTGGGGTAAGGCACGGAAGGTAGGCGGTGAGCGAGTGGTGGTAAGGCGGTGGTGGGTGGCGTTATGAGGTAAGGCGCTGAGTGCTGGTTTATTGACAGGCAAAGCGTATGGGGCAAAGCGCTGGACTGACTGTTAAGCGGAATTTTCTGGGGTGGTCAAACTCTTGTTTCAGTAACTTTTTTCGCAGGCTATTTTTTGAAATCCAGCGCATTTTGGAATTTTTTTCAGGAGCCTATCTGATTGGAGTAGTATTTTTTCCTTTCAGAGATTTTCTTAAAAGTTTCTTATATAACTTCTTTTCATTACTCATATTATGTTCTAAAATAGCCTTATACATTTTTCTAATCAATTTCTTGACTTTCATTTCTTTCCTTTCGATATCGTTAACTCTAAAATTTTTTTCGGGAGCCTCCTGAGTATTTCCAGTATGGAGTAATACCAGAACCAAAAGTTTCTGTGCATTAGAATTGTCCTATTAGATAGATTATAGTAAATATTATACTACCCCATATAATATAAGGTAACAGAGCAAAGAATAACCACACCACAAAGATTACTGAGCCAATCACTAGAGTAGCACCAAGTATATATGGTATCGTCACAGGCCACATATACATGATACTCAGAGCAATTACACCAAAAAGTATTAGTGGTAAGGATAGTAATCCACTCAGGTCACCTCCAGAACTTCTATTACTCCTTCTAGAACCAACAGTAGTCTTAGTGGATATCTTAGTCCATCCACCACCTAGTTTCTGAGAATAGGTGGTTCTGGTCTTACCTGTCTTATGGTTAAATGATACAGTTCTTCTCGGAGATTGTTTTGATGGTCTATTAGAATATGATTCAGTTTTGGTACCTGTAGAGGATAATGTGGTGGTTCTTCTACTATTATTTCCAGTTTTCTTGGAAGTTCTTCGAATATTAGGCATTATTCTCTAATATATTATTATCAATGATATTATCTCTACTATTCCAATAGGCCTCAATAATTGCTTTGGCCGAATCGGAATCAATATACACTCCTAGATTAATACTATCAGTAGCATTAGGATATACCGTACAAACAAATTTACTTTTCATCGACATTCCCATCATAGAGGTTTCACCGATTATTCTACCACTTTCATTGGCGTATAAACAATGATACGGAGCATCTCCACCCACCCATCTTCTCATAATCTACCTTGATCCATACAATTGCTTTTCTAGCTCTTGTATTTTTTCTAATAGTTTTAGTACCTCTTGAATAGGTACCCATTTACCCGATATGTCTGTTGTAATCATATTCTTTTATCCATTGTAAAGCATCGTTTAATTCTCTGAACCAAGGCGACAACGAATTGTTTTTTATATCTGTCCATTGATAACTTGGCACATCCTCAATTTTCCATTTGTCATTCTCAAAGTCCCATCGTGCAGTTCGGTGATGGTCTTTAATTAGAATCATTTTATTTTCTTTAAATCAATTGGTGGTATACTATAAGTTCCTGATCTTGGAACGGAACATTTAGCGTAGTCTAAATCTAACGAAATCTGCTCAGTAAGTGGCCAAAAGAAATTAAATGAAAATTGATTTGAATCCTCACTTGATTGCTCTGAGGTGCTCAGGAAATAATGTGTTAAATTTGGATCGCTCATAGTATCTCCTTGGATGCGCCGGAAAATCGTTGAAAAAACCTTAGGCTTTCTGTTTGTTTCTAATAAAATCTACTATGCGTTTTGCTGTTTCTATTGTCTTTAATTTATTTTCTCTGTATTCGTTGATTTCGTGTAATAGAGAATTCTGGTCTTGTGTGATGATGGCATCTTCGTAACCTGGATGATAAGGAGCTTCTTCGACTAATTTTTTAGATTCTTCTGCTGATACCCATGGCCAAGCCTTTTCTCTATCTTCGGTGGTAAATGTGGTCATTGAAAAACTCCAACGATTTCTTTTTGGTCAATAATGTAAATATCTTCGTTTTCGTATTTTGTTGGACGAGCAGCGTTCCAGTTAGGTAATACGGTATCACCAATCGAAACATCAGTTACATCCGGTCCTACAGCCAATACTTTACCACGATTGGCTTCAGAGGGATCAGCAGAAGAAAGAATTAAACCGGATTGGGTCACTTTTTCTTTTTGAATCAATTCAAGAATTACATTTGCTTTAATAGGTTTTAACATTATTATTTCCTTATTTTATAAAATCCAAATCCATTGTGTTCTTTTTAATGCTTTTTTCTTACTTATATGATTCATAAACTGATCAATATACATTCCTTTTCCCACATCACCGTAGTGGTCATCTACAACAATCATACTACCTTCAGATAAGCAAGGCATGATTGCAGTCAATTCAAATATATGATGTAATGAAGATGGGTGCATATTTTTTGGATCAAAGTCAAAAGAATCTAGATACAACAAATCAATTTTACGACCTTGTTCTTTCCATATTTTTCCTTGGCGATAAAGAAAAGAAACGGAATCTTCACAATGCATATTAGCACGTTTTACATGCTTAAGACAAGTATCCACATTTTCTTGTGAAATATCGACCGAATGGAATTCACCACCATATGTATTAACATACTCATCAAATATATCTGTGGCCTGACCATCACCTTCAAAACCATTCCATTCTTTATCTCTTGAACATCCTGTTTCTACTATAAGTGGATATTTAAAAAAACTCAAATGTTCCAACATTAAAGAAAAAGCTAAAGATCGATTTCTTGTTTTGGCAGTTTTTCGTTTTATAAAATAACTATTATTAACAGTCATTTTACCAACATATGAAAGATTTCTTATATTTGATTGTAATGCGTATTCCATAAATTAGATTACTCTTTTTTTCAATTCACGACATTGTTTAATTACTTCAACGGGTACATCTGGATGCCAACCTCCCATCAAGACATCACAATTATATCTGATTATCTGCGGCTTGTCAAATATTTTGTGGTAATCATCATTGTTAACAAAGGCAAAGATTAGGAAATATGCGATGATGTAGCAAGAGAGTTTAAGTTCTTCCATTTTAACATTTCTTCATAGGTATAGTTTCTTGTCATTAATTTAGAAGGATTGGGTAAGTACATTGCTTCTAAATCTCCAGGTCGAGCATCCTTATATATTACCTGGAAATCCACACCATTGGTTTCTTTAAAAATATTTACAATTTCTTTTACAGTTCTTGTGTCATTGTATGCTAAGTTTTCAATATCATTTGTAGGATTATCAATGGCTTTAATGATTGCAGAACATACATCGTTTACATGAATATATTCTCTTATACAAGAACCATCTTTTGTATTATAATTTGTTCCATATAAATCAAATGTTCCGGTTTTAGTGGCTTCACAAAGGTTGTAGAATAATCCATCCGGATTTGTAGCAGGAAATCCATCGGATCCTGTAACATTGTAAAAACGGAATATTGTATAATTGTGACATTGTTCTCTAACAATATCTTCTGCACATCGCTTAGATAATCCATAAGGTGAAATTGGATTGGAAGCAGCACCAGTCGATGCAAAAATAAAATTATAATGCTTTACATATTTTAATATATTTTTGGTACCTATAATATTGGTATCATAATATAATGTGGGATAATCTACCGATTCACCAACACGAACCAATGCTGCAAGATGAATTATTGTATCATAAGTGTGTAATGATAACACACCATTTTTTAATTCTTGAGTATCTCTAATATCACAATCAAACTGGTGATAATCAGAAACAGAACAATAATCTAAACGATGGAGTTCTATATCAGGAAATCGTTTCTCTAACATAGCACAAAGATGTTTACCAATATAACCATTTGATCCGGTAACTAAAATTCTTTTCATATAGGCATTCCCAAATGCTGTTTTAGTTTATTAATCAAATCTTGTATTTTTGTTCTAGCTGTACTATCTACAGGAGTCCATACAATCAAACTCTGCAACCATGTTAATAGTTCTCTAGGATCCATTAGTTAAATATACTCGACCAAATTTTAAGTTTTTCTTTTTTATAAATTCTTGCTGCATTAACGGCTTCATCAGAAATATAACCTTGTTGAACCAGAATATCAATCATGGCCAATACTTGGCCAATTTCCATTTGTAGTTCTTCTAAAGTTGTACCAGATTCTTCTGTTGGCCATCTAGATTCTTCACCAAATCGAAACACCTTAGAAGCGGCTTGAATTACTTCAGCACATTCTTCTTGTAATATTAATAATGTTTCTTTAATTTTTTCATTCGTCATAATCATCTTGCTTCGTTAAAAATTTTATCACAGGCAATTTATTCGCCACTTCTAAAAACGCATCTCTTTTTGATATTGCAATTACATAACAAAAATAAACACCATCTATAATCATAATTGAGAATGGTGCAGGACCTGTCCACCATTCTTCAACAATGCATTGAATTTCATATACTTTTGCTTTTTTACATCTATTGACAAGATCATCGTATATTTTTTTTGGATCTAATGGATCGTTTTCAATTACTTGAGGCATCAGTCCATCTTTCAATTAAGAAACTTGGTCCTTTTTTTTCTTCAGACAAAACATATTCTTCTGCCAAATTTTCAGCTTTCATATAATCAGCAGTAACTTCTTTACTAATTATTTTATTGTTTAAATAATAAACAACTGTGTAGTTATAATCTTGTCTTTCGATAATGGCTTTTTTATCGCCATTCATAAATTTAGATAATTCCATTATGCAATCAATCCTATAAATCGGTTTAACACAACACGGTTCGCCAAACGATTACCGGCATATTTACTAAATGCAGATACTAAACCACGAGTAGTTGCATTTTCTTTTACTTCAAAACTTACTTCTTCATCAGTATCTAGGCCTTCAGCACGGAGCAAATAATACTCATCATAACCAGCTGAAGTAACAACCAAAGATTTGTTTTTACGAAACTCAGTTTTGATTTTGCTATAATCAGAAACCCTTGGAAAGAAATTATACAGTTCACGATTTAATTCACGGCCAGTTAACACAAAGAAACCAACAATGTTAGAATTGGTTCTTAATTTAAGAAGCTTTAAATAGCTTGCTGTTAAATCTCTGCTGTAAGCATCTTGTATCACAATTTCATTTTTAGTTAAAGGATCACGAATTACAAAAGCTCTGTCTTTACCATAAGAACGGCCATCATCTAAATCTGGATTATTATAACCTTCGGATATACCACGATCAGTTTGATAATAAACACTTTTTAAATTATGTCCTTCACCATCAGTTAAAAATACGGTGTTAACAACTTGTAATTTATACGATTTCTGAAATTCCGGAACAATCTTCATAGCAGAAAAAATTGCTTCAGTTAAAGGAGTACCACCTAATTGAAACCAATGTGGACGATAAGTTCTCATTTGGCTTAAACTAACCAAAGCTGCACCAGCATAAGAAAATTCAGCTGCTGACATTTTACTTGAAAGTATATTTAATAATTTAAATTGTCTAGTAATAATGTTACCAACTTTAGGTTCAACCATACAAGGATCATTGTGTTCTGAGGTGAACGCATATACTTCATAAGGAATATTTACCTTTTTACAGAACATCACTAAATTAACTAATTGTTTAATTGTATTTTCTAAATTATTGGACATTGATCCAGACCAATCTAAAAACATTACAAGACCATGAGATTTTCCACCAGGTAAAACTGTGATCTTTTTGAAAATGTCATCAGTAAATTGATATGAATAAATTTTACTCATATTCAAATCACCCGTTTTTGCTACTGATGCACGTTTCAACTGATCGGCATTTTTACGGAGTTCAAATTCTTTAGCCAAATAACCAACAACTTTTTTGGCATCATTACGCATTTTGATAAATGTTGTAGTATCAATACTTCTGTAAGTATATTCAGAATCCTTAAAACGCTCAACAAAGTCTTTACGATAATCATTCCATAATTTTTTATGTGTAACGATTGCTGATTCTAAATCAATATCAGGAATGTTACCATAATAATAAATACGATTTTCATTTGCAAATAGTTTGCTTTCGTTTTTACGAAAAGATTCATCAGTATGTGATTTTGGATTATCATCAGATTCACCTTCTGGATCCATTCCAGAATTTTCATTATGTTCTTTGTTTGATTCGATTTCATCCATATCATCATCCGCAGAATTGCTTGCTTGGGTACTTTCACGCTCTTCGGTTTCTTCGTCCCAATCATCAGAATCTTCATAACCAAAATCGTCAATTGATTCGTATTCACCATTCTCATCTTCCTCAAAATCTTCAGGCATGTTTGCTTGGCGTTTTTCTTTTTCTTCTTTGAGATAATCCATAATTTCATATGCGAGTTTGATAACATCATCATATGTTTCAGTTGATTCAATTTTATTTAATAATGATTTTTCAAATTCGTCAAATTTGATACCTTGTGCAGCTCCACCTTTTGTGTAGAGATTCACACGGTCAATAAAATTCATATCATTTAAATCTGCACCATTTGTACCAAAAAAATCTTTGTCAATTAGTTCACGATAACCTTTAACAAATGAGGAACGAATACCGGGATATTTGTTTTTGATTTTTCTCTCAATACGAGAATCTTCCAAAACATTCATAATTGACATTGGGATTTTTGCTTCGTGAGCTTCTTTCATTCCTTCTAAAGGAGTATAAAGAGCATGACCAACTTCATGGCCTAAGAACAGGTCATAAAGATAACCTGAAATGTTCTTATCAAGAACAGGAACCGTAAGGACACGATTCTTTACATCAAATGAAGCTGTATTAACATTACGCTGTTCAATCGTAAGGTTTTCTGTTGCCATCAATTTGGCGAGTAGTGATTTTGAATGAATAAGTTCCATAGATTCTCCGATTTAATAGAACCATTATACTACAATAATTGCTTACCGTCAAGTGGCAAGTATAATGCTGTTGTTTCTATACAACACCATCTTCAGGTAAGGCTTTTAGGTAGACTTTCCCATCTTTTACTTCCATTTCAATAGCTTGACCTTCTTTCCACTTATTATATTTAATCACTTCTTCAGGAAGAATTAAAATTTTATCATCCGTACCATCTTTAGGATCAACAAGTTCAGTAGAAAAAGTTTTATTCATACATTTCCTTGCGTTTTTGGTAGTCACTTAAATCTTTTTCCATTCCCGATAGAGTAGCCCACTTGCGGCAAACTATATCAAGTTGTTTCCAAGTTGGAATTTCATTATCATCAACTTTGGCATCGAGCCAAATGTAGTGTCCGGCATCATTCATATTTTTTTCCTTCATTTTTTTCAAAAAAATTCTGCTCAATTGCAGTAGCTAAGCGATCCGCAAGCTTCGGATCAAACTTTACAAGATGCTGAGCAACATCTTCTACCGGTAAATGGCGCAAATTAAAGAAAATTTCATCAATTCCACGCAAAATTTGTGCTTCTTCAGTTGGGTGTAACATATTTCCTCACATTATATAAAAAGATTCATTCATAACAATATTTTTACCGCTTTTTTTCGCTTTTCCTAGCGATTCCAAGAATTTTAACTCAATTTTTAAATCCTTGGCAGACAAATTTTTCAAATATTCCTCAAAATCGTCCCAATCTTCATCATTCCATTTTTCAGGAGTCATTTTTTCATTATCTCCGCATACTAGAAATTTCTTTTGCTTCATTATCTGTGAAAACTGGCACAGCATTTGATTTGTGCATTGTTGCAATACCTTTCATTTTGTTGCCAGTATAAGAAAATGGAACATTTTTTGTCAAAGGTATAAAACCTGTATCTACGGAAACGCATTTAGGGGTTTCTCGACCAGGAGGAACCTTTGGCACATAATCTGTAATGGATTTTTTTGTGGAAATGGAAATATTACGAATTGGCTGAATTGCCATAATTGATTCCAACCATTCTTCGTGTTGGAGTTTTTTTTGCTTTGATACTTTTCTTTTCTTCGATTTTGGAATATAACCATATATTAACATAACAATTCTCCAGTTTAGAAGAACCATTATAATACGGAAATAGAGAAAAGTCAATACATGTGTTGTATTGGAACAACATCAATACCAATACCTTTTATATGAAACGGCAGCATACCTACTTATGAGAAAAAAATCAATAATGTTTGCTTTTTTCTGGTAAACTTGATTTTTCTTCCATTTCACTTAGAAATTCATCATAATTTCTATTTTTTAATTTTTTGATTTCGGCATGTTCATTTCTATTCTTACTATAAACATAACTTCTATCATCATTATAATCTTGGTTCTTTCTGAACTTTCCTACAAATTTAGACACTTCTCCTCCTTCATTTCATTGTTTCAAATGTAATACCTTTAATTTTTGTTTCTGGCATATTGTGCATATCTTGTTGTGAAATATATGTGATGTCCGCATTGGGATAACAAATTTTGATAAGCTTGAGAAGTTGACAGACTGTACCATCAGAATCATTGAACGAAAATATTTCATCAACAAATTTTAAACTTTTAAGTATTTCTCTGCGTGAAGGATAATCTTGAACATAACCACCTAAAGCCCATAACATCCACCAATCAGAATGAACGCCGACAATTAACCAATCTCCTTTTGATTTGCATTTTTTAAGGAAATTTAACTCATCAATTGATAAAGGATCATAAGTTCCGGTTGTTACTACTATTTTCTCTTTTTCTATCATTTATGGTAGAAGTTGTGGAAAGGCCTCTTTAATAAATTTATAATTTAATCCTTTCACACCCAAATCTTTATTGAAAATACCAATAATGACTTCGGCTTCACGAGGTTCAAGTGATTCTAATAATTGTAATAATATCTGTTGTCTTTTTTGTTCAGTTAAAGTTTCAGCTGAAGGATTACCTTTTTGAAACAAATACAATTTTCTTAATTGTGTTGATAATGTTTGTGGAGAAAGTCCAGGTAACATATCAGTTGGAATTTTATAATTTTCTGGCATTTCACTTATTAACCATTGATATTGTGGATGATAAGCTAACTCAAATACTTGAACCAATGTTTTTGATAGATTTTTTTCTATCACTTTCATTTTTTCTTTTTTTGAATCTGCTATTTCAAATTCATCCAATACTTCATAAATGTTTTTCATCAAAATTCCTCTATTACTTCCATTAAGTTTTTCAGTTTGTGTTCAATAAAATAATTCAACAATTTACCTTTAGCAGGTTTTATTTCATCATAGGTATTTATAATCTTCTCTTTTATATCTTGAGGAATGAAAGTCAAATCAATGAGTGTTTGGTTTCTACCAAAATTAACAGTTTCATCATATGAGAATTTTTTAACATCCTCATTAAGATATTTTTCTAATGTTTTTTGAGTGATAGGCTTTTGACGGAGGTCACGGACAAAACAATCGGAAGGCGAAAACATGTTAGGTATACCGTCACCCTTATCTCCACGAATAATCTTCTCCTTGAGTTCTAGGAGGGGTTTCTCCGACTTTATAAACTTCTTTTGTGACGGGTTATATTGTTTTACATTACTACCATATTGTTGTAATTGGAGAAAATCGCCATCACTTGATAAAATCAATATCTTTTGGTGTGCTGAGTAAATTGGTACTAATGTTCCAATAATATCATCAGCTTCAGCACCTTCAACATCAATTACTTTATATGGGAAATTTTCTTTGAGTTCTTGTTTGAATTTGGCAAGCATATCAAAAATGAGGTGCCAATCTAAATCGGATTTCTCACGATTTTTCTTACGGCTAGCTTTATAGAATGGGAAAAACTCTTTGCGCCAATATTTTCGATTATCACAACATAGTATAACTTCACCATATTCTGATTTGAAATTTTTAACATGGTTACGAATGATATTCAAAACCATATGACGAATTAGGCTTTCATCCAATTTGCCTTTGTGATTGGCAATTTGCGCCATGAGACCTGCTAATAATACTTGATTTAAATCAACGAGAATCATAATAAACTTTCAATAGTTTCCAATAAAACCTATTGTATCATACCTCTGTGAGTTTGGCAAATGTTTTTTCAATGAAAGCTTCTGATGTGGTAGTTCTACGAGCAATTATACCAAACCAATCTTGTGGTATTAATGTGGAAATATATTCCAATGGTTCTGCCAAAATTGCTTCAAATTTATCAATATCGTAGATTTTAACTTCGTTGCCGTTTTTACTATCTTCTTTAAATAAAATAACATGATATGAATCTCCCATTGGTGAACCACCTAGTTTTTCACCAGGATTTTTATAAACAGCACTTTCGATATGAAGGCTATCTTCTTTAGGACCAGGCAAAAAGAATATTGCATCATGATCTTCGTTTTTTAATGTTTTTAGGAAGTCTAACATTGTAATCCTTTAATGTGTGATTTACGAACTCTTACCATTATCCATGTGTTATAATAATCATCTGATTCCATAACTCCACGAACAAATTGCTCTTTTGCTTCGAGATAACCACATTCACCTTTTGATTTACATAAATGCAATATTTCACGAGAAAAGTTCTCATGACCTAATGATAACACATCTTGCTTCAATGTGTCACTACTTCCATAGTAAGTTTGCCAATCTGATTGGACTTTGATTTTCTTCTTTTTACCTTTAACTTGTTTGGTTTTGGCAGAATAGAAAAATTTCTTGCCTATGTATTTTTTACCATTCGTCAGGTTTTTAATCTGATACACGAACCCGTAGTTATCACCAATCAAGTCTTCCGTAAAATCTTTATCTTGATACTGCCAAGTTATTCCCATTCCTCATTGTCCAATTCATCGTCATCATCCTCTATATAGTCCTCGGATAATTCTTCGATGATTTCGCCACAGAATGGGCAATGCTCGGGTAAATCTTGTGAAACCATTTCTTCCATAAATGATATGCTATAAGTTGATTCACAACTTAAACATTCTCCTGATAATTGTTTTTGTGTCATTTGATTCCTTAATTAGCCCAAACATCTCCCCAATTACCTGATAAAGAACCTTTAGCATAATCGGTGGCACGATTCTCAAAGAAATTCGTGTGTGTTGGTGCGTTGATCATTTCCTCTACCCAAGGTAAAGGATTTCTTTTCACTTTAAACACACCTTTGAGTCCAAGAGAAATCAAACGGCGGTCACAAATATAACGAATATACTTTTTTACATCTTCAGCTGTTAAATCTTCCATTTGACCCATCTTAAAGGCCAAATCAATAAATTTATCTTCCAATACAACCATCTTTTCAGCAATCGTATAAATCTTACCTTTTAGTTCATCATTCCAGATTTCACGATTTTCTTCTATATATGTTCTAAACAATTTGATCATTGATTCGCAATGTTGAGTTTCATCAACAATCGACCAAGTTACAATTTGTCCCATACCTTTCATTTTGCCATGTCGTGGAAAATTTAATAACATAATGAATGATGAGAATAATTGCATACCTTCGGTAAATGCAGAGAATACGGCAATATGTGTTGCTGTATTTTCTTTTGTTGTATTTTTAGCCGAAATGTCCATAATATAGTCATGCTTCTCTTTCATTTCAGCATATTCCATAAATTCATTATATGTTGTGTCTGGTAATCCCAAGGTTTCAATTAAATGTGAATATGCTGCAACATGGAGAGCTTCACGAGCAGCAAAGCCCATGAGCATCATTCTTACTTCAGGTTGGCTAAAATAAGGCAAATAATTACGAACATAACCACCGGCAACATCAATATCACCTTGAGTAAAAAAACGAAAAATATGAGTGAGAAATTGTTTTTCTTCATTTGTTAGTTTCTTCTTCCAATCTTTTACATCTTCCAACATTGGAACTTCCGTATGTAACCAATGCGACTGTTCGTGTTTCAACCAAGCATCGTAAGCCCAAGGATAGTTAAAAGGTTTAAAGTAGGTTCTTTCTTGGGTAATATCTGTTTCGTGTTTCTTAATCATTCATCATTCTCTTATAAATTAGGCACTAAAGGAAGAACCGCAACCACAAGTGGCTTTGGCGCCAGGATTTTTTATTACAAATTTAGATTCAAAATTTTGTTCTATGTAATCAATTGTTGCTTCTTTTAAATACTCCATAGACATATAATCAATAACCAATTTTACATCATCAGCTTCAATTACAAAATCTGTTTCCTCAATCACCTCATCAAAAGAAAAGTCATAAAGAAATCCAGAACATCCGCCACCTTTAACTGATATTCTTAAACATTTAATATTTGGATCATTTTCATCAATAATTAAATCTTTTATTTTTGTTGATGCATTGGTAGTTAGTTGCATTTATCCCTCACAGGCAATACAATCGTTACCTTGAGCAATCTGTGTCATATCAAGCTCTTTGATAACTTCTCTTTCTACCTTTTTAGCAACTTTATCTGCTTTACCAATCTTTTCAGAACGACAATAATATAAAGTTTTCAAACCTTTTTTCCATGCCATGAAATGAATAGCATGAATGTATTTAATATGCACATCTGGACGGAAAAATAAATTAAGTGATTGTGCTTGATCAATATGTTGTTGTCTATCAGCAGCCAAATCAATTACCCAGCGTTGGTCAATTTCCATTGAGGTTTTAAATACATCTTTCTGTACCTCATCAAGTATATCTAAATGTTGTACAGAACCATCATTAGCAATAATAGACGACCAAATATCATTATATTCATTTTCATCTTTTATTTTTTCTTTGATGATTTTATCTAACCAACGATTTTTATTTAAGAATGATCCTGATAAAGTATCTTGTCGATAAGCGTTTGCACGATATGGTTCTATACTAGGAGATGTATTACCCATAATAATAGAAGAAGAAGCATTGGGAGCAATAGCCATGACATGACTAAACCGGCGGCCTGTACCGCTAGCATCAGGAGCTTCACCTCGCTCTTTACCCAATTGTAAATTTGCTTCATTTAAACCCTCCCTAATATTTCTAAAAATTTTATTATTAGCAACTTTTGACATTACTCCTTCAAATGCGATTCCGTTTCTTTGGAGGTATGCGTGGAATCCAAGAGCCCCAATCCCAATGCTACGCTCTTGTTTCGCAGAAAATTTAGCCCGAGCAATGGTATCAGGAGCATTGTCGATAAAATATTGAAGCACATTATCAAGCATTTCAGCAACATCACGCAAAAATGTTGGATGATCTTTCCAATCATCGTAGTTCTCCAAGTTAAGTGAAGATAAACAACATACTGCGGTTCTTTCTTCGTTTGTAGGTAAAATAATTTCTGAACAAAGATTTGATTGATGAATCTTCAAACCTTTATTTTTTAACCATTGTGGTAAATGGGTATTACTCGTATCGATAAAATGTAAATACGGTTCACCTGTCATCATACGGAGTTCAAGAATTTTTTGCCAAAGTTCTTTAGCAGAAACAACTTCACGAACTTCACCTGAATGAGGATCTTTTAATTCCCATGAATCATCAGCATCTGATTCTAACATACTTTTTTCAATGAGATTCATAAAATCATCAGTAATGTTTATACCATGATGTAAGTTTAAACATCGTTGATTTGGATCGCCTGTCGGCTTCCGCATTTCTAAAAAAGGAATGATATCAGGATGAGATATATCAAGGTAAGCGGCATAAGAACCACGGCGAGTACGACCTTGGCGATAGGCAAGAGAACTTGAATCGTAAATTTTGAGGTGCGGAAGTACACCAGTAGACTTATCATCAGCAGCCCTAATACCAAAGCCAATCCCCACTCCACCACCGAGCATTGAGAGCCAATTTGTTTCTGAGAGGTTGTCAACTAATCCCTCCGCAGTATCTTCAATATAGTTGAGAAAACATGAAATAGGCATCCCACGCTTACTACGGCCAAAACTAAGAATGGGAGTAGAATAAGAAAGCCAATGTTTACTAGAATATTCGTATAATCTCTGTGCGTGTTCTTTATTGGAGCTAAACGTCTTTGAAACGTATGCGAATCGATGCTGCGGAGAAGTTTCTTCTTCTCGCATGTATGATTCTTGTAGTCTTTTAATTCCGAGTTCATCAAATAATCCATCTCTTTCTAAATCTATATTAATACCTAGATATTCCATGTTCACCTTGCTATTGTTATTGTTATTGATAATACTACAAAAAAACTAAATCTTTTTCCAGTTTACGAATTCAATTTTCGCTCTCAGATTTAAGAAGGTATTTTTACTTATGATATCTTGGATTTCATCCAATGAAAAACCACCCAAGATCATATCATTTATATCTTTTTCTTCAATCATTTCTGGCCAAATAACCACATTAAAATGATTCTCTATTGCGTGTTCCACTTTATTAACTATTTCTTTGTTACGAGGCTCATTGTCGAACACCAACACCACCTTGGACTTGTCCAATACATCGGTAATTGATTCTAGGTTAGAGTCTGCTGTTGCTACCGAATTCTCCAAAAACATAGAATCAATTGGACCTTCTACGACATATATTAATTCATCTTCATTAATTCTGTCAAGCCCAAATACTTTTTTATTATCATCATGTAACTTTAATGTGATATACCGGAGTTTCGATTCACCCAACGAGCGACCCTGCACAGCCACGAGGTTTTTCTCTTTGTCATAAAAGGGAATGACGAGCCGTTTGTCATTTTTATAAAGACCCTCTTTCTCAATCCCAAGAGTTTGTATGAAGGTTGCAAAATCTTCCGCATAGTATAATTGCGAGAAAAAGGTCTCCGGAATCCTTCTTTGCTGAACATAGTTTTTAGCAAAATGCGCCTCTGGTAATGATTCAATTGTCGGAAGTTCCAAGGCTTTTTTGAATACTGGTGCTTGTGTTTTAAATTCTTCAAATTCTGGTTTTGGATAATTGTTGTTTCCTGTTTCACCGTTTTTATATCTTTCAAGTGCATATTCTTGTATCAAGTTAGGATCAACTTGTTTTAGAAAATTATAAAAAGTAGTGGAAACACCACAATTATGACACATATAAAAATAGTCATTCTTTTTGCGGTAAATGTACCCACGGGTTTTCGTTTTATTCTTCTGTGAGTCGCCACAGAGCGGACACCGAAAATTATAAAGGTCATCCTTCTTTCGGGTAAACCTTTGTAATTTAGGCGAAACTTGTAACAGGAAAGACCTGTCGATAAAAACACTCATGATGTATATAGTTCAATTCAAAAAAGTAATGCAGTTATTTAAGCGCTCTTAACAGTATATCAAGATTTAAGTTAGAAATCAACCATGACGCAACAATAATACCACCGGCAATCATCCATTTCCATTGTAGCAATTTATCCAAAGCTTCTTTTTCACCTTTATTATGTTCTGATATTTCTTTCCGAAGCGACTTGAATTCATCCATAATCTTTTGATTGGAATCTTGCATTTTATCCAAAACGGTATCGATTCGGCCATGAATCTCTTTAATATCGCTTTCGGTTTCTAGCCTACGCTGGTCCATGTCCGAGTATACCTTTGCTATATGACGGTCGTGTTGATCTACCAGCTTATCTATCACTTGATCCATTTTATTACACAAAGCTGATAATGTCAATACTTGAGTTTTTAAAACACCAACATCCACTTTGACGTCCATCATCTCGTTATCTGGTTGCTGTGTCATCTTATGTTCCTAAAATATTCAGCGCTTTTCTATAATTTTCTTCTCTCTCTATCAGTCCAAGAAAGCCACCATTAATCACTTTAGTCATATTTTTAATGTCACCAACATCAGCATAGGTGTTTAAATTATTATTTTGCCAAAACCAACATGCAGCTTCTACTGCACCCCTATAAGTTTCCAAATATTCTGGAATCTCTGTTAAATCCTTATCAATTGAATTGGCAAATCTTTGATAGTTATCTTTGCCTGTCAATTGTATTAAACCTCTTCCACGATACTTCCAACCATCTCCACTTGATTCGTCACCATTACCTAATCTATTAGCATAAACAAAATTAGCAATCATCTCAGGTTGTCTATTATATTTATTTGCTAACTCAGTAGTTGTAAATCTTTTTGGCCATGTCATTATCAGGCCTTTTGCACCATAATTTAAATTTTCTACTAATGCCGAAAAATGTCCTGATTCATGCGAACATTGAGCAATAAATGCAGCTATCCTCTGTGGAGAGTCTATTTGATATTTAGGTAATATTTCATTTAAAGATTCACACCACTCATTAATATTTTTACTAATACCTAGTAATTTTAATTGTTCTGATGTTATTGTCATGGTTATTTTTTTGTAATATTATCGTCATTGTTTGGATCGGGAATTGCTTTACCAATTAAAGCATTTGCAACCCAAGCACCCATATAACCTATAAAATACCATTCAGTCAATTTGTCATTTGATAGAAGATAAACAAATCCCCATGTGCTAACCAACCAAGCTCCAAAACGAGATAATTTTCTATCGTTTAATTTTCCACCAACTGTTACTAAATCTATTAAAAAGATATCATTTTTTTTATCATTATTTAAACGAATTAGATATAATGTGCAAACTGCAATAATTATAGTTAAAACAATATACATTATATCATTTGAGGTTAAAGTGTGAATATTCTGAATATTCATTTTACCTTCTCAAATATTTCTTTTTGTTGCTTATACCAATCCTGCCAAGCTTGCAATTTATTAACTACTTCGTAGTAGGTGCCGTAGTTTTGGTTGACTGTTCCGAGGAGTTCAGCGGTTGTAACTTTGGAGGTTCCTGTAACAGAGTTGATGGTGCTTGGGGGAAGTTCATTTTGACTGGAACTGTTGTGCAAGATGACAGCAGCATTAGAAAGCTTACACTCATCAGTAACATATTTGGTAATCGCATTTTTATTTTCATTTTTAATATCCTTAATAATTTTATCTTTCTCAAGAATTTTTTCTACTAAAACGGTATTCGCTTTGGCTGATTTTGCTTCTGCTTGTGCAACTTTAGTTTCAAGCTCTTTTACTTTTAATAACCACGAGTTGTTATTACTGATAGCTCCTTCAAACCAAATACCAAATACCAAAACAACAATCGAAATAATTTGAATTGGTTTTGTATATAAACTTATGAAGGGAATAAAACTAAAGAAAGTGCTTGCTAAAACACCAAAGAGGCCAATGATGACCATGCCATGAAAAACAAAATCAGGCAACCAATTCAAAATCCACATTTTATGCTTTCGGAGGTTTTCTTTTATAAATTGGTGTTAATATTGGATTTCTTTTTTTAGAAACTCCAGGTTCACCGCCTTTACCACCAGTACCAGCAATTGCTCCACCACCAACAACATTAGTTGGTCCAGCAGATACAGCACCAGCACCCATACCATCTTCTTTAACACAATTAGGTACCATATGGTTACCTTTTTTCTTCATGCCTTTGGCTGCATATCCAGTCCAACAGGCTTCAGTATATTGTTTAAATGTTTTCATTAACAGTTCCATTTTCTTAATGCTAGTGCTTTACGAGTAGGTTCACCATTAGGTTTCTTCATGGGTCCTTCCATGCCACCCATGCGAGCACAGAATGATTTTCTACGTTTAGCAGCTTTAGAACCCGGTTTCAATTTAGATGGTGGTGTTGTTACTGCCATAGATAATTTAGAACCAGGATGTTCAGCACGATAAGAAGCAATACCTTTACGGTTTAAACCACCTTTAGGATCTTTACCTGCTTTTCTTTGCCAAGCAGCAGATTCATACAATTCTTCATCTGATACTTGTTCGAGTTCTTCCCAAATAGATTCTGGATCAACATTATATCTTAATGCAGATTCTTCAACCATTTCTTCAATAATATCAAATAATTCTTCAAGTTCTTCACTAACACTTTTCCATCCACCACCCATAGCTTTATATTTCTTGGATGCCCAGCCATTAGCGTAAGCAGAAGGATAAACTGCAAATTTAGATTTGGCAGCTGATTTTGCTTGAGCCCATTTTTCTGGACTGGTAGGAACATTTTTTTCTTCTAAATTTTCAATTTCTTCTAAAAATTGTTTTAGTGTTTTCATTCTTGTTCTTTCTCTCTTTGTGCATTACTTTTTCTCAAAGGATGATCCGGGTTCTTGTAAGGTGTTTTTCTAAATCCTTCAGAATCATAATTACCAGATTTTTTCTTTGATATTGCTGTAGCTGCTGCAATGGCTGCTGCGGCACTTTCTGTTCGAACATTAATTGGTGCACCACGGCGTTCTGGATTCGGATCTTCTCTGCGTTTTCTTTGAGCCGCAGCTGCACGACCTTCTTTACCTAAAGCATGAGCTCTTGCCTGAGGTAAACATTTTGGTTTTCCTTCACCCGGTTCACGAGCACAATGGCCTTTGATATTCCCTTTAGTGTCCATGCGAACCCATTTTTGTTTAAACCATTTCCTTAAATCTTCTTCTAAATTCTGTTTAATCCATTCATCAGGAGTTTTGCCGTGTTTGGATACAAAATCGTCATGCAATTCTTTACCGGTTTTATTATTTTTTTTCGATATGGATAACATCAATTGATTAATGGATTCATAATCATGTTTATCCAATTTTTTTAAACCTTTTTCCAAATCTGTTACGCAACAACAGTTTTCGTTTAAGTATTGTTTGAATGTTTTCATATTTTTCGTAATATCTCTGCGATATTCATATCAATCATAATTTCAGATGAATGAATATTTTTACCTTTAATACCTTTTACAACATCAGGCATCATGTTTAAAAACAATAGGAACGTTTTTAATATATCATAATCACGTTCATCAATCCTATAAAATAATATTCTTGCTGTTGGTTCTGGACCAAAAACATTATTTAATAGAATGATATGATTTAATATCAATCTCTCTTTAAGAGTTTTAGTAACCTTATACCTACGAAATAATCTTTTTAGATATTTGGTTCTTTTTATATCGCCTTCAAATTCTGACATAAGGCAATTTGGAGTTGTATAACACTTCATCGAATACATTATGAAATTTTCATCATTCAAATCATCAAACATTTTATAATTATTCTTTCAGCAATTCATCCAACCCTTGTTCGTCTGTAATGGTAGCAAAAGATTGATAACTGCCATCTTCATTTATCTGATACGCATAATAAAAATAATAATCAGATTCGTTGATAGACAAAGCAACAACTTCTTCACCCTCGTGTAAATCTTTAAATATGTATCTTGGTAAATTGATGCCATATTTTTCCATTATTTTGGATGAATTTCTCCATCCAATATAAGGATTTAAATAATCTTCAACTAAGCAATTATCTAAAGCTTCGTTTATTTCTTCAAACAAAGAAATTATTTCTTCAGAAACGGAAACAACGGGTATGTCATTTCTCGTTTCATCAGAAACAAATTCACGAAACGATAACATTATAGTCCGCCAAAGACCGCATTAGAACTTGTATTGGCAGAACTTGCGTTAGATGCTGCTGTGTTAGTAATACACACTAAAGTTTCTTTTAAGAAACGAATCGTGCCGTCTGGTAGAATCTTACGAGTAATTTTGTTCCAACCGGAATTAATAGATCCAATTTTTGTATTAGCAACATTAGAACCAAATCCATAAGTTGTACCTTGTGTATTTGCTATACGACCAGGAGATACAAGAATTGTATCAGCAAAGTAAGTATTAGCTACATTAGAGTTGTTTCGAATTGGATAAGCAAAATCTACTTGTGTACCAGCTGGTATAGTAGCAAAGAATGTATTTGAAAAACTAACAAGATTTGCGCTAAAGCCTGAAGAATCATTACCTACAGCTAAAACTATGTTATTTGACGAAAAGAATTCTTGCTCGCCAGACGTTGATAATCCAGAAGCATATGCTGACATACCAGCAACAATTCCTAAATTAGCAGCGGTTTGTGCGTTAATACCAGTAAACTGAATGCTTTTACCAGCAAAAGCAGTTGTGCTGTTTGCAGTTGTTAAACTAATAAATGGCCGTACTTGTCTTTCCTCTGGAAAGTGTGGCTTATCGGCTAGTGAATCTGTATTTCCCCATGCTGGCATTTTTTTCTCCTTATTAACCTTGGGTTATGTTACTATTTATCTTTATTTAAGCTGGTGATTTTTTTGGATTACCCTTATCGAAGGTATCCGGTTGATTTGGACGGCTCTTCATTAACGGATCAATTTCAACAGTATCTCTTTTTTCACCCGTTAATGTTTTACCTCCTGACATTACTATTCGTGCTGCTGGCTTTTTATCACCCACACTAGCGCCATCTTCTTCTTTTGCTATTTTGGGTTTTTTGCCATATGTTTGAACTGATTTATCTTCTTTTTCCCAATCGTTTAAATCTTCTTTCATATTGAGATGTTTATATAAAGATTTGATCATTCTAGCAGATTTAGACATTTGGCGTTGTCTATCTGTTGTTTCTCCACCATTGGCACCATCACAGGGTGCTTCGGTTGCAGCCAAAGGATCTAAAGTATTTTCACTTGTTGGTTTGTAACCAGCCAAGCGATCTAAAGCTCTATTCCAACTCTTACTCTTAGTTTTTATTTTTTGATTATGAGCTTTTCTACTCATGCCTGGTTTTTTCTCAGGTACAACTGGTTGTTGTTTTAACCAAGAAAATACTGTAGTTTTTTTGAGTTCATCAATCTGTTCAACTTCTTCTTTATTTAAATGTTTTTCTAAACGGTCAATAGCCAAAGTTAAATCATCTTTTTTTGTATTGGCAACAGGTACAGTTACTTTAGAAGGATCCTGATGTAGTTTTTCTTGACGAGCTTTCTCAATATCATTGTGTTTCTTTTCTCTTTCAGCAGCCGCAGCACGCCATCTATCTAAAGCAGTTAATTTAGGTTTTTTTGCTTCATCTATTTGAACTTCTTCTTTAATCTTTGCTTTACCGTTGGCGATGAAATCATAATCAGCCATTGTCAGAGTTCCATTATTACGAATCTCAATTAATCTTTCGGTGATTTTATGAAGTTCCATATCATCTTTAACATCTTCACGAGCCAATTCAAGTAAACGAATCATTAAAGGAATATCAACACAGATTACATCTGCTTGATCAGTTTCAGATAATTGAATTTCTTCAAACATGTGATCTCTTTTCCATTTGGTGAATTCACCAGATTTAGCATAAGATATTTTTACATCTCTAGTAACAAATTTAGGATTGATACCTCTAGAAGATAAAAATTTATCTAATAAAGCATCTTCATCTAAATGTTCAAGTTCTTCAAATTGATGATCTTGTTTCCACTTTAAAAAAGCACTAGATTTGGCATGAGAAATTTTAGTATCTCTAGAAACAAATTTAGGATTAATACCTCTTGATAAAAGATATTTACCCAATGAACCATCTTCAGAAATATTGGCTTTTGCTGACCAGGGATCCATTGGATTAATTCCAACTTTTCCTATTGCTGGTTCTGGATTTGTTTTTAGTATATCTTTTAATTTCTTGGCCATCTTATTTGATCTTTGTTTTAGATTGAATATTTTTAAATGCTGAATGAGCCAAATCTTTTGCACGGGACATTGGAGTATGTATTGCACCAGATTTATCTTTAATATCTTTTGACATTTTTTTCCAACCAGGAGTACCAGCAATCGTAGCTTCATCAACTTCTACACCTTCTGCTTTAATTGATGTACGAGCTGGAGTTTTTTCTGCTATTTTAATTTCTGGAGTTTCATTTTCTCCAGTTTCTTTCGCTAAAGGTTTAACTCTTAATTTATAAGATTTAAATGAATTAGACTTGCCGCCAGGTAAACGACCTGCTAGTGTATCTGTTGTAATTGGAGCATTAGATGCTTCATAGGCTTCTTTTTGTGCACCATAGTAAGCACCAAGAGCCATCTTCTTACGCTCTGCTTTGGACTTACCAGCAAACTTAGGATTATCTGAATGAACAAAGTCATGAATCCAATCACCAGCAGAAGCATCTTTAGAAAGAACTTCATTTAACATTTCATCCAATTCATATTCAGATACATCTTCTTTGTTAAGTGTTGATTTAATTGTTTGTTTCAATGTTCTATTAGTTTTTGCTGTGCCTTTGGATGCAGACTTAATATTGGCTCTTGATGCCAATGGATCTTCTTTATTTCGG